GATTGGGTAAAGTTTCAAGCAGAAGCGCGTAAACAAAGACAGGCTGCAATTCGTGAGAGAGAAAGAAAAAAAGAAGAACTCAAAGAAGCAATAGGCATTTTTGCAATAATTTTATTTTCGGCCCTAATCATTTTAGGAATGGCATACTTTTTAGCGAGAAAGAAAGCATGGCTTTAAGACCCTCACAAACATCTTTAAGAAATTGGACAAAGCAAAAGTGGCGTACCAAATCTGGTAAGAACTCCACGCAAGGTAAGGGCGCAACAGGTGAGCGTTACCTGCCTTCTTCTGCAATCAAATCTCTTTCATCAGCAGAATATTCGGCATCAACCGCCGCCAAACGTAAAGCTATCAAAGCTGGGAGGCAACACTCTGCGCAACCTAAGTCTGTTGCAGAAAAAACAAAGGCACATCGTACATGAGCTTTCTACATACTTTGAAGAAAGATGAGCGCGACATTCTACGAGCAATCGTTAAGAAGGTTCATCTTGCCTACCATCCAGAACAATTTCAAACCGACAGAGAAGCAGACAAAGTTATTTCTGTTATTGCGCCTCACATTGTTGACCGCATGATTAGGTTTGGCAAGGATCACAAAGTTGACCAACTTTAAATATAAACCTGACGGTCAAACCCTCAAAGACTTTATGAAATCAGAAGTATTCTTTCGCTTATTGCGTGGCCCTGTTGGCTCTGGCAAATCCGTCTGTTGTTGCGTGGAATTGTTCCGCCGCGCTTTAGAGCAGAAGAAAGATAAGAATGGTATTCGCCGCTCACGTTGGGCTGTCATTCGTAATACCAACCCCCAGCTTAAAACCACCACAATAAAGACATGGCTTGATTGGTTTCCAGAAAATGAATGGGGAAAGTTTCAATGGTCTGTTCCTTATACGCATAACATCAAACGTGCTGACTTAGAGCTTGAGGTTATCTTTCTCGCCCTCGATAGACCAGAGGATGTAAAAAAACTGCTTTCATTAGAGCTTACAGGAATTTGGGTCAATGAAGCGCGTGAGATTCCAAAGTCTATTATCGATGCCTGTTCTATGCGCGTTGGTCGTTTCCCCTCAATGAAAGATGGAGGTTGTACTTGGACAGGTGTGATAGCGGATACAAACGCACCCGAAGAAGATCACTGGTGGCCGATAATGTCAGGCGAAGTTCCAATCCCAGATCACATAGCAAAAGAAGAAGCCAAGATGCTGGTGAAGCCAAGCAACTGGGAGTTCTTCACCCAACCTCAAGGCATGCTGGAAACAAAAGAGGAAGATGGAAACGTCACAGGATATACGCCCAACGAGAACGCAGAAAACAAAAACAATATGCGGAAAGACTATTATCCGAATATCGTTCAGGGCAAGACGAAGAGTTGGATAGATGTGTATGTGATGAACCGCCTTGGCTCTATCAAAGACGGTAAGCCTGTTTATCCTATGTTTGCATCAGACGTTCATCTTGCAAAAGAAGAAATACCTATTGCGGCAGGTGTGCCAGTTTATCTTGGCATAGACTTTGGGCTTACCCCTGCTGGTGTGTTTGGGCAAAAAGTGCGTGGACGTTGGTTAGTGTTACAAGAGATAGTAGCATTTGATATGGGTATCGTTAAGTTCAGCGAAATCCTCCGACAAGAAATCTCAACAAGATATAGTCAATCTGAGGTTATCATCTTTGGTGATCCCGCAGGTGACTTCCGCGCTCAAACAGATGAATCTACGCCTTTCCAAATACTCAGAGGCGCAGGTCTTAATGCACGCCCAGCGCCGTCAAACGATGTATCTCTTAGGCTGGAATCAGTTTCAGCACCACTGGGGCGCATGGTTGATGGGCAGTCTGGGTTTTTGATAGACCCGCGTTGTCGCACATTAATAAAAGGATTTGAAGGTGGCTACCAGTATAGGCGGCTACAGGTTTCTGGTGAGCGCTATGATGATAAGCCAGAGAAGAACCACTTCTCTCACATACATGATGCGTTGCAATATTTAATGTTGGGGTCAGGTGAGGGCAGGGCCATCATGCAAAACCTTTCTCAAGCTACAACATCATTTCAAGCACGCAAAGATTACGATGTGTTTTCAAGAAAGCCACGCCAGCGTAGGGCAGGTTTGTGGTCGCGCATGTAGTTTTGTGCGTTGCTCTGCAAACTCGCAAAACATATCACAGGGTATAAGGAGATTCTTTTATGTGTTTAGCACCTAAAGCACCCAGAGCGCCTGCTGTCGATCCTAATGTTGAGATTGAACGACAGAACCGCGAGACAGAAGAAATGGGAACAAGGGCAGATAATAAAGCAGATACACTTTCGCGTGCTGTAAAAAAGAAGCGCGGAGGTATGGGTAGTACCTCTTTGCTTACAGGTAGCAAAGGCGGCATGGGTTATTTTGACGGAACGCTCTAATGCTTGAAAAAACCGCAGAGCGGATGCTCGCAAAATATGAACGTGCGAAATCAGCACGCTCAAACTTCGAACCAATGTTTGACGAGTGTTATGAGTATGCTCTGCCTATGCGGCAGAGTTTTTACCATGAGACTGCTGGGCAACGCAGAGATGACCGTATCTTTGATGAAACGGCTGTAGTTGGCACACAAGAGTTTGCATCAAGATTGCAATCTGGTCTTGTGCCTAACTTTGCACGTTGGGCTGATTTTGTTGCTGGCTCTGAAGTTCCCAAAGAACAAGTTGATGAAGTGAACAATAGCCTTGATGAGGTTACTGAGTATGTCTTTGAAGTGTTACAGAATTCTAATTTTGGGCAAGAGGTGCATGAAAGCTTTATGGATTTGGCTGTTGGCACAGGTGTCTTGCTGTGTGAAGAAGGTGATGCCATTAATCCTCTCCGCTTTAACGCGATACCGCTTCCGTCTGTGGTTCTTGATACAGGTGCGGATGACCGCATCGATCATGTTTATAGAGAGCGCTCTCTTAAGGTATCAGAGATATTGCTTGCGTACCCTAAGGGTATCTTATCAGAGAGGCTTGTTAGACAAGCTTCAACAAATCCCGACAGCAAGTGCAAGCTTATTGAAGTCGTATGTAGAAATTATGAAAAGCCTAATGAAGAAGCGCATGACTTCTTTGTTATTGATGTTGAAGATAAAGGTATAATCTTCCACGAAAAGTTTGTTGGTCTTGGCTCTAACCCGTTTATATGTTTCCGCTGGTCAAAGGCGGCTGGTGAGATATATGGTCGTGGCCCTCTGGTCAACGCACTGAGCGCAATCAAAACAACTAACCTGACCATCGAGCTTATCCTTGAAAACGCACAGATGGCTATCTCTGGCATCTATCAAATGGATGATGATGGCGTTGTAAACACAGATACAATAAACCTCGTTCCAGGAACAATTATTCCAAAGGCTATGGGTTCTGCTGGTTTGCAACCTATCAAAGCGGCAGGTGACTTTAATGTTGCTAACCTTGTGTTGAATGATATGCGCTCAAACATCAAACGTGCGCTTTATAATGATATGTTAGGCGATCCAAACAAAACGCCTGCTTCTGCAACAGAGATTGCAGAACGCATGGCTGACTTATCTAGACGTATTGGTTCAGCGTTTGGCAGATTACAAGCTGAGATGGTGCAACCTATTCTACAGCGCGTGGTCTATATTCTAAAGAAGCAGGGAAGAATTGAACTACCAACTATCAATGGCAGAGAAGTAAAGGTTAAGTCTGTATCACCTTTAGCACAGGCACAGGCTAATCAAGATATTTCTTCTGTCGCACGTTACTTGCAAATGGTGGGCGGCACATTCGGGCCAGAGGTTCTAAACCTTCTTATACGGTCTGATGATGTTGCTGTTTATCTTGCTAAGAAGTTTGGCGTACCAGACAGCTTAGTAAGAGATGGGGTGGAGCGCGAACAGTTAATGCAAGCGGCACAACAAATGGCTCAACAACAGCAACAGGCAAATGTCGAAACACCTAGGACTTGACGGGTTTCCTCGCCCCAAAGCAGAGGATGAACAAATATCTCAAAACATACACGCACTGTTTAGAACGCCAAGCGGCGTTCAAGTGCTAAAATATTTGCGTTCTATCACCATTGAAGCCGTCACTGGTGGAGGCGCATCTGATGCTGAGCTTCGACATCTTGAGGGTCAGCGTTTTCTTGTAGGTCTTATTGAAAGACGAGTTCAACACGGCGAGAAGGTAAAATCAAATGAGTGAAGCAGATAATGTAGAAGTTGCAGTAGAGGCAACAGAAGCACCTGCCAGACCAGAATGGTTGCCAGAGAAGTTTAACACACCAGAAGATTTGGCATCTTCTTACTCACAACTTGAAAGCAAGCTTGGCACATCACAAGACGAGATGCGTGACCAGCTTATTGCAGAGTTTGAGCAAACAGCACTAGAAGGCAGGCCTGATACTGCTGGTGATTATCTTGTGCCAGAAGGGTTAGATGAAAATCTTGTAAATGATAACGAGCTATTTCAATGGTGGGCTAACCACGCATTTGAAAATGCTTACAGTCAGGAAGAGTTTGAGCAGGGCATCAATATGTATGCACAAGCTTTGAATGCAAACCAGCCAGACCTTGAAGCTGAAAAAGCAGCACTCGGGGAAAATTCTGATGCGCGTATTGAGGCTGTTGATTTGTGGTCGCAGAAGTTTTTTCCAGAAGAATATCAAGATGCGATTATGGGTTTGGGTGCAAGCGCTAAAGGTATAGAAGCTCTTGAATTTTTAATGAGCCAGATGAGTGCCAGTTCTATGGCAGGCAATACAGGCGCAATACAACCTATCAATGAACGCGATTTGCAATCAATGATGAAGGATGAGCGTTATTGGAATCCAGCAAAGAGGGATAACGCTTATGTTCAAAAAGTCCAAGAAGGGTTTTCCAAACTCTACCGTTGATGCTTTTCATGTTGATGGTGATGTTAGCATTGTAAAATCTACAGTCGAGCATGCTGGTTATCTTCAGCATCGATTGAGGCCATCAGATGTTCGTGAGTGCATGATACATTCATCTACACCGTGGAGGGCGCTTCATGCCCCTCTTCGGTATAAAGACGCATACACATGGACAGGCATCTGGAAAGATGAGCCTGTTTGTATGTTTGGCGTTGTTCCTTTTATGACATCAGATGATTTTAAAGCGGCAACTATATGGATGCTTGGCTCTGATGTGTTGGATGAAAACCCTCGGCCTTTCTTACGTAACTCAAAGCTTATGTGTAATTGGATTGTAGACCGTTATGACCTTGTAGAAAATGTTGTACCGCTTGACCATGAGCGCACAATTAAGTGGTTGGATTGGTTGGGTTTTGCATTTGGTGAAGAGGCTACTGTTATCAATGGCTACTCTTGTTTACGTTTTGTGCGTTGCGATGAAACGATTGAAGTGAGATTCCAATAGCATACAGCCTGTTTCTAACTGACAGCCCTGCGGGATAACTGAATGAAGAGCGAAACGGACAACTGTGCGTAGTGTAAATTTCATTTATAAGGAACTGAAAAATGGCGAATACTATTGATATAGCCTTTATTAAACAGTTCGAATCTGAAGTTCACATGGCTTATCAGCGTATGGGTTCAAAACTCCGTAATACTGTACGCACTGTTGGTAATGTCCGTGGTAGCGTTGTTCGCTTTCAGAAAATAGGTTCGGGCGCGGCTTCAACCAAAACTCGTAACGGCGATGTTACCGCTATGGAGCTTGTACATACAAATGTAGAAGCAACAATGGCAGACTTCTATGCCGCAGAATACATCGACAAGCTCGATGAATTAAAAATCAATATTGATGAGCGTCAGGCAGTGGCACAATCAGCCGCCGCCGCATTGGGTCGCAAGACTGATGACCTCATCTACACTGCTATGGACGCAGGTGCTAACGCAACACAGATTAATTCGACTGCGGCGGCAGTTGATAAAGCAGACTTGCTCACTCTGTTTGAAACATTTGGCACTGCCGACCTTCCTGAAGATGGTCAGCGTTACTTAGCAATGTCACCTGCTGGTTATGCAGATCTGTTTAACATCAACGAATTTGCTTCAAGCGATTTCGTAGGTGAGCAGAACTTGCCTTATGCTGGCGGTATGACAATGAAGGAATTCTTAGGCTTTAAGATTTTCTCAACATCAGCAGTAACTGCTGGTAAGAACATTGCTTACCACACATCTGCTATGGGCTTGGGCATCAACTCAGATGTTCAAACTGAGATTAACTATGTGCCTCAGAAGGCCGCTCATCTTGCTACTTCTATGATGTCAATGGGTGCTGTTGTTATTGATGACAACGGTATCTATGAAGTCTTAGATAATAACTAAGGGATTGGGGGGCTTCGGCCCCCCATTACCAGATGTCAACAGTAGCAAACTCAGGAATAGATATAGCTTCACGCGGCTTGATATTGATTGGCGCAGAGCCAATTACTTCATTTACCGCTGACAGCACCGAGGCTCTTGTAGCCTCAAACTTGTATGAGGATACAGTGCGCACTGCTCTGTGTGCTTCACGCTGGCGTTTTGCTACTAATCAGCAAGCGCTAAATAAACTTTCTGCTACTCCAACGGGGCGGTTTGACGTTGCTCACCAACTGCCACATGACTTGCTCATGTTACATGCGGTGACAATAGAAGATAACCTAATTGAATACACCATCTATGGTGACAAACTTTATCATAATGTCAGCACCAATAATGATGTTGTTGCTGATTATACTTTCAGAGCGCTGGAACAAAACTTTCCTAGCTACTTTACATTAGCTGTAGAATATTCGCTCGCCGCATCTTTTGCGCTTGCTATTGCCAGAGATGAAGCAATGGGAAGCATGATGGAACGCAAAGCAATGCAGTTAATGCAACAGGCAAAGACACTTGATTCCCAGCAACAAACAACACGCAGATTAGTAACATCGAGGTTTATATCTGAAAGGCGAAGCTAATGCCGCGCATTCGTGTACCGCTAAATAACTTTGCTTTTGGGGAAATAAATCCTTCACTTACTTCCCGCGTGGATAGTCCTGTTTATAATCAGGCCGCTGAATCTGTGAAGAATTTTTTTATTCGTGCAGAAGGCGGCGTAATTAAACGCCCAGCTACCAAACGATTACATAGTTTTAGCCATAGTTACGATAGCTCGCTGTTACAACAAATACGCATTGAACCTTTTGTTTTTTCTGATGATGAGAAATACATTGTCGCTTTCTCTAGTGGTCAATTTGATATCTTCCGCATCACTGCCTCAACCAACGCAGTATCCCACATTCAAACAATTACTGCTGATGTGGATGGCAACGCTCTGCCTATTACCAATACCAATCTTAATCAGTTTACTTATGCACAGCGAGGGGACTTTATGTTCCTTGCGCACACTTCTTTCCTGTGTAGGATGCTGGTTAGAACTGGTCTAACAACATTTGAAGTAAGGTTATATGAGTTTGATACATCAATAGATGGCAATAGAACTTTGCAGCCATATTATAATTTTCAATCAAACGGCGTAACTTTATCTGCGAGCGCAACAAGCGGTAATGGTGTAACCCTTACATCTAGCGCTTCATACTTTACAGCTAATCATGTAGGCGTAAAGATTCTGATTGGTGACGCTGAAGCAGAGATAAAAACATTTACAAGCGGCACATCTGTAACAGCAGATATTACAGGCACGCTCAAAGCACAGCTTGATGTAGATGCTCTGCAAACAAAAGACGGCTCTAACAAGGTAGAAGTAACGCATGCTTTGCATGGTTTATCTGCTGGCGCTACTGTCATTATTGGCGATGCTGGCGGTGTAGGCGGTATAGGCGCAAGTAATATAAATGGCACACGCACCATCAGCCGCGTGATAAATAAAAATGTTTATGAGATAACTGCTGGCGCAAGTGCCACATCTGAAAAGATAGGCGGCGGCTCACCCACCATCGAAAGTAGCGCGGCTACGACAGAATGGTATGAGCAATCCTATTCCTCTTTTAGAGGCTTTCCAGCGGCGGTAACTTTCCATGAAGATAGATTTTGGTTTGGCGGCACACCATCGCAACCAGACGGCTTGTGGGGGTCAGTAACAGGGGAATATTTTAACTTTGATTTAGGTGATGCAGAAGATAATGAAGCGTTAGATTTGGATGCAAACATTGGTGCAACAAACCAAATACGGCATCTTGTTTCTAATCGTGACTTGCAAGTGTTTGCTTCTCGTTCAGAATTTTATATGCCCTCTTTTGCAGACAAACCTTTAACACCTGAGAATGCAAAGATATCTGCACAAACTCCGTTTGGTACTGGTTTTGTAAGACCGCAATCTTTAGACGGCGCAACTATGTTTGTGCAATCAACAGGCACGGCTGTGCGTGAATATATTTATTCTGATGCAGAAGGTGCATACACAGGCAATATGATATCTCTGCTTTCATCTCACCTCATAGTTGCACCAATACAACTTGCTACCGTAAAAGGTTCATTGGAAAGACCAGGCGCGTATGGTTTCTTCTTAATGAATAATGGTGAGATTGGTGTTTATTACAGCATAAGAAGTGAGAAACGTGCAGGTTGGATGCGTTGGAATACAACGGGTAAGTTCCATTCTATATGTTCTGTTGAAGAAGATTTATATGCGGTGAGTGTAAGAGATGATGGCTCTGGCACTAACAAGCTTATCCTTGAGCGCTTTCAAACAGATATGGATATGGATTTTGGTGACAGCTTCACAGGCGTAGCTGGTGTATTTACTGTAAGCTCTCACTTTGCTGATGGCGCTGTTGTTGATGTAACAGATGGTGATGATTACTTAGGGCAGTTTACTGTAGCTGGTGGGCAGTTAGATGTTAGCGCAGTTAAAGTAACCACCACTATACAAGCTGGGTATAGATTTGTACCTGAGTTGAAAACGCTTCCTATTGATGGTCAGGTGCAGGGTGGTTTCTTAACTGCACGCCCACGGCGTATATCTATGGTTGATTTAGATTTGAATGAGACGTTAAGCGTATCTGTCAATGGCACAGATATGACAATTCGTAATGTGAATTTTACGATAGGCGGTAGCGTTGACAGGATAACAGGAAAGAAAGAATTCCGACCTCTTGGCTACAGCAAAGACCCTAGAGTAACTATATCGCAAAGCGCTCCATTGCCTTTGCAGATTAATGGTTTGATAGCAGAGGTAGCATTCTAATGAATCCTTTAATGATGAGTAATCCTTATCTTATGGTAGCCGCCGCTGGCTTGTCTATTTATGGCTCATTGCAAGCTGGTAAAGCAGAGCAACAACGGCAACGAGCGATTGAAGCGCAACAAAGACAGAACGCAAAGTTTGAAGAGTTATCTGCACTGCAAGCGCATAACGAAAGACAAGATAGGCTTTCAAGCTTAATTGGCGTGAACGAAACTATGAGAGCTAAATCTAATCGTGGTTCTAATGACCGTTCTATAGCGGCCTTAACCAGAGCAGAAAAAAAGAAATCATCAAAAGAAGATGGCAGAGCTAGAACGCAAAGCATGCTGACAACAAGTAGAACACGCTTCGCCGCCGCAAATGCAAGAGCTTCTGGCAATCAGGCTATGCGTTCTGCCTTGTTTAAGTCTGTTGGTACAGCCATTAGCTTGGGCGATTCAATGAGTGAGATATCAAATGGCGATTAAAAGATTACAATCACAGCCAGTATTCAACAAACCGATTGGCATTGTACAGCCATCGAGTGCTGGTGTTCAAGCCGCGCAAGGGTTAGAGCAACTTGGCGAGCGCATGATGCAGAATTTTTTTGAAAAAGAAGTGCAAGTGCAAAGAGAAAAAGGTGCTGAAGTTGGTAGAACTTTTCGTACTCGTAATCCAGTAACTGACAAATTAGAATATCGCTCATTGCCAGAGGGCATGTCAAAGGTTGCGCAAAGAGAAGCTCAGCCTATCATTGATAAAAAATATAGTGCTGCCCTTGCGCGTGATATGAGCAATGAGGCAAAAAAACTTCGCGCTGACCATGACAAAGACCCTAATGGTTTTGATAACGCTTTTTCTGCTTATGTGAAGAAAACAGTTGAATTAACAGACTCACGCTATCAATCAATCGCTACAGATATAGGCGCTGAAATAGCGGGCGAACACAAAGCTTCTATTTATGCTGACAAGGTTGAGGCTGATGATGCGCAAGATTATAAAGATATGTATGACGCAATCATAAAGAATTCAGATGACCTTGAGGCTTTTATCAGCAATGGTGCGCCGATAGGAGATAGTAGTGTTGCGAACGCTACCTATCAAAATTTACTTCGTGAAGTTGATGAGCTTGTAGATATGCACGGTGATCGCATGTCGGTAACACAAGCAAACAATATGAGAACAGTTTTAAAGCGTCAGTATGGCGGCTCTATGGCTAACTCAGTTTTTAATAAGCTTACTAAACTGCCTCAGTTTCAAGATGTTGCTGTGGGTGGAGAGTTAGCCGCTTCAGTTATGAACGGATTAGAGCAGGCTTTTAGAGCAGGCTCGTTAGAAGGTATTGAGCCATCTGTTGTAAAGACATTGATAGATGCTGGCTTTTCTGAGCGCATGATATCTTCTGATTTATTTGATGCAGAAGATAGGCGCGTTATTGCTGGCGATATATCTGTTATGGAAAATATGTATCAAGAGCGATTAACGGCAACAAAAGATATTCGCAAGGCAGATGCAACATTACAGATAGTTAATGGCGGCGGTTTAGTTTCTCAAGCAGATATGGATAATTTGTTTGCTCAGTCTGGCATACGCACTGTTGAAGATTTTATGAACAAAATTGGCAACATAATGAACCCTGCGAATGCCGCAACAAAAGACATACGCAGTATTATTTTAAACACTAATAGTGATTTGCCGAAAGTAGTTCAAAACTTATTTACAGCCGACAACCTTGAGCGGCTTGCTAATACAGGCCAGCTTCCGATTGCTATGAATCTATATCAGCAATCAACAAAGCGATTAAATAAAGACGGTAGCGGTGCGAATACTGTAACCAGAGGTTTACCTGATACTGTTATTGTTGAGATGGAAGCGTTAAACGCTTATCAAAACAGTGTTAAACAAGCCAGCTTTGAAGATTACTTCCAGCGCAGAAATGAGCTTGCACGTAACCCTCAACGTAAAGAAATCCTAAATGCTAAGCTTGGCATGAATGGCGACAAACAAGTTAAGATATCTGACTTTGTTGAAGAACAAATACGAAGCGATGCCTCACCAGAAGAAGCCGCATATTATATGCAATATGCAGAAGATTTGGTTCTGATGCACGGCAAAGAATTAGCAGGGGAAATACTTAGCCAATCTTCTGAAAAAGTATTTGTTAAATCATCTTTTGTTTTTGGTGATGGACGCACACGCTTTGCGCCAGAAAAAGCATTTCCAACGGGAACAGACATGGCTGTGTTTAAAGCGCATACACAAGGCATGTTAGATTTAGCTGGTGATTATACGCTCGGTGAGAATGCGTTTCTTATTCCAGACCCAAGGCACGGTGTAGTTAACCCTGTCTATATGATTGTT